TGGTCCAGTATATGTGCCGGAAGAAATGCCTACAGTAACCGAAGATGTACCTCACGAAGTTGTAGTAGAAATACCAACTATGAATAACGCACAATACAAAAAACTAATTGATACGGCAACAGCTGAAAGATTAGAAGATGTTTTAAATGCGATTGAAGAAGGCAAACTAAATGCTACTCAAGTGCAAGTTTTAAACCTAGAAGAAAAACTAAATACATTAAGAAATGAGTAAACTACAATTTTTTGAAATGAGAGCGGAACAAATGACCGCTCTCTACGATAGCACATTCACAAAAAAAGACGCTATTAAAACAGGTGAAAATTTAATAGAATCAATATTAGAGTCTGGAGATTGTGATATAATGCAATTAGGAGCAAATTTAGCACGTTTAGAGCAAGTTGTTTCTAGTGCTATGATAAAGTTTAGAAGTCATATAATCGACAAAGAAAAACAAACTGTTTTAGGAGTTGAGTTTTCGCCTGTAAATGGAGGCAATACCGTAAATTATTCGGAAGATGCTATTTATTGCGAATTAAAATCAGATCTAGATAGTCGAGTAGAATTATTAAAATTAGCACAAAAACAAAATGTTTTAGATATGTATGGCAATGAAGTTCCAAAAGTATCTACTACACCTAGAAAATCATCAATAACAATTAAATTTTAAATAAAAATGGCAAAATTGCAAAGTTACTCAATGAGTTTAGCACTCACAAAATTAGAACACGGATTTATAACTACAAAGGCTGGCGCACGTTGTTTGGTTATACCATTAGAAAAAAACTATTTAACTGAAAAAGAGGGAGCAGTTTATATGCAAACCGACATCGTTACAATGGATAGCGAAGATAATAACGGTAATTGGGGTTTTCAAGTTCAGAAACTACCTAGCGAAATTTATAAGTCTTTAGGAGCTGAAAAAGCAAAAGAAATTAAACTACCTTATTTAGGCAATTTAAAAGTATTTGTAAAGAAAACAACAGATGCAATTGAAGCTATACCAATTGAACCAGAGGAAGACTCGGATCTTCCATTTTAACAAAAATCAAAAACCCATTTCGAAAGTTTTGGGTTTTTTTATAAAATAAATAAAAAAAGTATTGTTTATCTAAAAAGTAGTTGTATATTTGTACACAGATAACAACAACATAAAAACAAACAATATGGAAAATTTATTAAGTAAATCAGTAGAAGAAAGAGCAATTAACTTTATCATTAATGGAGTTGAACCTTTAGAAGCAGTTAAATTAGCAATCATTGAAGAACAAAAATTGATTTCTGAAATGTTAGAGCAAACAACAGAAAGAAGTAAAAAAGCAAAGCAACAACTTTGCAAAAATACTTATGGTTTAATTCACTTATTTAATTAATATGACACCAAAAGAAAGAGCAATTGATATTTATGAAACGCATTATTATAGTGATTTTTTTGATGACGATACATCTTTCAAAAGTCATTCTCAAAATACAATTAATGAAATAATAAAGGTTTTAGTAGAATTATCTAACGGAGAATTTACATTTATTCACGATGTTGAATATTGGCAAGAAGTTAAAAACGAAATAGAAAAATTATGAAACTAAGAACACCAACAAATAAAAGAGAAACTATTTTCGAATTTGAATATAGATTAAAACAAGAAGTAAAGGAATTATTAAAAAAACTAAAAGAAACAACATTATGAAAACATCTATTAAAATTATGTCAATATTCGGAAAATTACTTTTTGAATATGAGTGTGAAGAAAACTCAATTAAGAAAACTGTAGAACAGGCAGTAAAAGAAAAAGCTGATTTAAGTTTTGCTGATTTACGTTCTGCTGATTTAAGTTTTGCTAATTTACGTTATGCTGATTTAAGTTTTGCTAATTTACGTTATGCTAATTTACGTTATGCTAATTTACGTTATGCTAATTTACGTTCTGCTGATTTAAGTTCTGCTAATTTACGTTATGCTAATTTACGTTCTGCTGATTTAAGTTCTGCTAATTTACGTTCTGCTAATTTACGTTCTGCTGATTTAAGTTCTGCTAATTTACGTTATGCTAATTTACGTTCTGCTGATTTAAGTTCTGCTAATTTACGTTCTGCTGATTTAAGTTTTGCTAAAAACAAAGAAATTGCATTTTTACCAATGTTTTGTAAATGGAGTGTTTCCATTATTGGCGATAAAATTAAAATTGGATGCAAAGAAATTACCATTGAAAATTGGGATTTATTTTTTGAAAGTTCAGAAGAATTTGATACAAAAAGAAATACGGAAGAATTTAAACAAATACAAGCTATGTATTTAGCTTATAAAGCATACCTAACACATTTAACATCATGAGAAACGCAATCGAACAATGGATTATTAAGTTATCAAAATGGCTTGAAGAAAGCTCTAAAAACTGTCCTAGAGAAACAAAATGGTAAATTATGAAATACACAGCAGAACAGAAAATACAATTGAAAAACAAAGGAATGAAAGGATTTACTAAATACGATAGATTTATTCCAGTTGTTAAAATAGTAGACGGTTATTTCATAGTAGAAAGTAAAATGAATTATAAAATAAATTTATGACATCAAAAGAAAAAGCAAAAGATTTAGTATGTGATTTTTATGCAATACAATCAAATGAATATAATTATGGTATTAATTGGAAAATGGCAAAACAGTGCGCTATAATAACAGTTGATGAGATTATAAATTATGATAATCAATTTATGCAAACAGAATTACAATATAAACATTGGCAAGAAGTAAGAAACGAAATAGAGAAATTATGACACCGAAAGAAAAAGCAATTGAATTAGTAGATAAGATATTAGAATCTCTATATGACAATAATTCTTTATCATTTAGAAGAATACTTTATGGCAAATCTAAACAATGTGCTTTAATAGCAGTTGATGAGATATTAGAAGTTTTAGGAGAAGAAGGAGTTTATATGTATGCAGATTTAAAATTTGAAAAATATTGGCAAGAAGTTAAACAAGAAATAGAAAAATTATGACATCAAAACAAAAATTAAAATATATTGAGAAAAAGATGGAGTTAATACAGAAAAACAATCCAAAATTAGACCTTAAAGAAATTTCTGGATATTATTTTGATATTGAAAAATATTACAAACTTCGACAAGAACACTTTTTTTTAGAATTTGAAATTAACCACTGCCAAACGTGCGGTAAAAAAATATAACTATGACGCCAAAAAGAAAAAAAACACAAATGCACAAATTATACTGTCTTTGTCAATTATTATTAGAAAACCTTGATGAGTTAAAACCAACAAGCGGCAAAATGGTAACTTTTAAAAACGATTTAACGGGTTTATGCGAGTTGTTAAACAATGAAGTAGCCAATACGGCTGCAATACAAAAAACTACTTATTTTAACGAAATAAGCAATAAGATTGATACGATTTTAAGAAAAGAATTTAATCCAGATATGTAATGAAAATATTCGAAATTATAGAAATATTACGAAAAGACAATAATCATAGTCTTTGGAATAGATTGAAAAAAGACTTTACTTTAGATGATTGGGTTGAATTAGATAATTTAAAACGTGACTATAAAAAAGTAGCTCACGGCAAAAGTCAAGATAAAAGAGTAATGAAAATAAGCACTGGTGAAATATATTTTAACGGCAAAGAATGCTACGAAAAAAATAATATTAAAAGATGTACATTTTACGCTATGATGACAGGTAGACGAAAAAAAATAAATTGTGATTATAAGTACCTGTAAATTCACTACTTTTACAATAAAAATATAAAAATGGTTTTATCAAAGTGGAATGAATACGATTTAAAGATAAAAGAAATTTTACTAAACAATGAAAATTTAGAAACTATTGACATAGTTAATATTTTAAATTTAGATTTAGATACTTCTAATAGGTTACAATTTTCAAGATACATACGTAGAAATAAGAGCAGAATTTTAGATAATAACGAGGGGATTTATGACGCTTGTGAAAGTTTAGGAGTTGATCCAACAACCGCACCAATGATGTGGTTAAAAAATAAAGATGCTAGTATTCGAGTTACAAATCCGTTGTATATTAAATTATCAGAAGAAGAAAAGAATATAAAAGATATTGACTTCTTAAATATATTTAAGGGAAAAATTAAACCCATAATATTTAAAAACAATATTGATTTTAAAGAATCAGCTTTGTTTGATAGATTAGTATATACTGATGTACATATCGGAATGAATGTTAATCCTGATGGGTATTCTCTTTATGGCGGATTGTGGAATGAAGAAGAATTAACTAAAAGATTAGAGTTAATGGTTAAACATACTTTATCTAATAAAAAATCTAAAACATTAATTATTCATGAATTAGGTGATTTTTTAGATGGATGGGATGGATTTACAACAAGGGGAGGTCATTCTTTACCTCAAAACATGGATAATCAAAAAGCATTTGATACAGCTTTAACTTTTAAAATACAACTTATTGACGCTTTAATTCCATACTACGATAAGATAAAATGTATAAATATTTGTAACGATAACCATGCCGGAAGTTTTGGATATATAGCTAATTCAGCTTTTAAAACGTACATAGAATTTAAGTATGTCGAAAGAATTGAAATAATTAATCAAAGGAGATTTATAGACCACTATACGCAGGATAATGTAACTTTTATACTTACACATGGAAAAGATGATAAAAGCCTTAAATTTGGGTTTAAACCTATTTTAGATGCAAGGCAAATTGAAAAGATAAAAAATTATATTGATGAAAATAAACTGCATAGTCAAAAAATAGAATTTAGTAAAGGAGACTCTCATCAATATATTTTCGATAACTCAACATCAAAACATTTTTGTTACCAAAACTTCCCTGCTTTTAGTCCTCCATCGAATTGGGTACAAACTAATTTTCAAAACAGCATGAGTGGATTTGTTCATTTTAATTATTATAAAAATGGTCAAAAAAGTGTAAATGATTATATTTTTTAAATAAAATTTCGTATATTACATTATGATAGGTATTTACAAAATCACAAGTCCAACAAATAGGATTTATATAGGACAAAGTATAGATATAAGCAATAGATTTTACATTTATTCTATTAATTCATGCTATAAGCAAAAAAGATTATACTCTTCTTTAAAAAAGTATGGATTTGATAAACATAAATTTGAAGTTTTATGTGAATGTGAAATATCAGAACTTAATAAAATAGAAAGATATTATCAGGAGTTTTATAATGTTTTAAGTCCTATGGGTTTAAATTGTGTTTATCAATGTACAGAAGAAAAAAAGAGATTGATAAGTAATGAAATGAAAAACAAAATTTCAATAGCAAATAGTGGGGTAAAAAATGGAATGTATGGAATAAAACATACTGAAAAATTTAAACAAGATAGAAGAAATTACAAACATACAAAAGAGTCTATTTATAAAATATCAGAAAGATCTAAAGGAGGGAATAATCCAAATGCTAAAATTGTTATTGATTTAAACACCGGAATATTTTATGATTGTGTTGGAGATGCTGCAATTGTTTTAGGGTTAAAAAGAGATAATTTAAAACAGTGGCTAAATGGAAGAAGAAAAAATAAATCTAATTATGTTTATGCTTAATACTTAAATTATGATATACAATTTCATTTGCACATTAAAAGGAATAGATTTTAAATATAAAGTCGAATCAGATTCATTACTTGAAGCGAAAGTAAAAATACGTGAACATATTAAAAACTCGGTAGAAATTGAGGAATATATAAAAGAACCGATTAATCAAAACTCAAAAGAATTTATTGATTTTTTTAACGATATACTAAATGGCAAAACAAAGTAATTTAACCCGAATAAAAAGAGTATTAGAATTTTATCGTAAACGTGGATGTAATTCCGAATTTGCAAATAAAATTTATCGTAAAATAATTTGTAAATAGAAATAAAGTATTATATTTGCGCAGTAGTTGGCTCTCAAATTAACCCCAACAAAAGAACTTATAACTAATCCTTATAAATGACAAAGCGGTGAGAGGCTTTCGATTTTATAGGGATTTTTTAAATTAATTAATTATGAACGATTACGAAAAGTTTTTAGAAACAAAACGAAAAACGTTTTTAGAAAGTGGTTTTAACATTTCTGAAAATAAATTAAATCCATTATTGAAAGACTTCCAAAAGTTTGGAGTTAAAACGGCATTATTTAAAGGTAAGTTTGCGTTTTTCTTTGATTGCGGATTAGGTAAAACATTTAGTCAATTAGAATGGGCAAAACAAGTATCTATTAAGACTAAAAAGAAAGTTTTAATATTAGCTCCTTTAGCAATTGTTGAGCAAACAAAAAATGAAGCTTCAAAATTTGGTATTAAATTAGATGTTTTTGATATTACAAATTATGATCAATTGAAAAATACAGACGTTTCGATTTATAGCGGAGTAGTTTTAGATGAATCTAGTATTTTAAAAGGGCGTGACGGAAAACTATCATCATTAATAATTGAAACATTTAAAAATACACCATATAAACTTTGTTGTACAGCTACACCTTCTCCAAACGACCATATGGAATTAGGACAGCATTCTGAATTTTTAGGAGGTATGTCTTATTTAGAAATGTTAGCTATGTTTTTTGTCCATGATGGAGGTGAAACTTCAAAATGGAGATTAAGAAAACACGCTCAAGATAACTTTTGGAAGTATGTATCTGGATGGTCAATGGCTATTGATAATCCAAGTAGTTTAGGTTTTTGTAGTGAAGGATATAATTTGCCTGAAATTGAATATATAGAGCATATTATTAAAGTTGAAAATTTAAGCGAAAACTTATTCGGAGATGTTGCTGTTTCTGCAACTGATTTACATAAAGACTTAAACAGGTCTTTTGATTCTAGGATTGAAAAAACATTAGAAATAGTAAACGCAAATGATAATCAATGTATTGTTTGGGGTTTAAAAAATGCAGAAACCGATACTTTATCAAAATTATTAAAAAATAGTGTAAATGTTCAAGGTTCGGATAGTCCAGAATATAAAGCAAAGCATTTAAACGGATTTGCTAATAATGAATTTAAAACATTAATTACAAAAACTTCAATCGCATCATTTGGTATGAATTACCAACAATGCAATCAAATGGTTTTTATGTCTTATGATTTTAAATTTGAGGCTTTTTATCAAGCTGTTAGAAGATGTTATAGATTTGGTCAAAAAAATAAAGTAACCGTTCATATTCTTATTCCAGAAAGTCAAACAAATGTAAGACAAACTATTTTAACAAAAGAAAAACAGCATTTTGAGCGCATTAAAGAAATGTCAAGATATAGCGCAGAAACAAATTATAAACTTGCAAAATCAAAAGTAAAAATTATGAATAAAGAAATTAAAACAGACCAATACCATTTGATAAATGGCGATTGTGTTCAAGAAACTGCCAAATTACCTGATAATTGTGCCGATGTAGTTGTATTTAGTCCTCCATTTGCTGAGCTTTATGTTTATAGTGATAAAGAAGAAGATATGGGTAATGTATCAAATTATAAAGAATTTGAAAAACATTTTAAATTTCTTATTCCAGAATTAAAAAGAACGCTTAAAAGTGGTCGTATGTGCGCTATTCATTGTATGGATTTACCTATTCAAAAAGGAAAAGAGGGATATATTGGATTGCGTGATTTTAGCGGAATGTTAATTGATTGGTTTCAAAAAGAGGGTTTTATTTATCATTCAAAAGTTACTTTATGGAAAAATCCAGTTACTGAAATGCAAAGAACAAAAGCATTAGGATTACTACATAAAACTATTAAAAAAGATAGTATTATGTCACGTGTTGGAATACCTGATTACGTTTTGTTTTTCAGAAATGAAGGAGATAATGAAACACCAATAACACATCAAGATAAAGACCATACTAAATTAGATTATTTACCTGTTGATTTATGGCAAAAATATGCTTCTCCCGTATGGTATGATATTGATTATTCAAGAACTTTGCAATATCGATCAGGGCGTGATGGAAATGACGAAAAGCATATTTGTCCTTTGCAATTAGATACTATTGAACGCATATTGCATTTATATTCAAATGAGGGTGAAACTATATTAAGTCCATTTGGTGGTATTGGTTCTGAGGGTTGTACAGCTATTAAAATGAATCGTAAATCAATATCAATTGAATTAAAAGAATCATATTTTAAAATTAATGAAAATAATCATAAATCATTTGTTGAAGAAAAAAACAGTACATTAACATTATTTTAGTATATTTGTATTAATATCATTGGTGGAGCATTGATATAATTAAAAAAAATTTTACTATCCTATCAGGGCGAGACTCCACTCTCAAACTGATGGGATTTTTATTTTAAAAATTATGGCATATTTATCTTGGTTTAAATTTACCCCATCTGATTGGATTATGGGAAAAATACAAAGAACTCCAGAAATAACTCAAGCACGTTTTATGAGATTGATTTGTTTATATTGGAATAAGCAATGCATTTTATCTTATGATGATGCAGAAATTGAAATAGATAAAGAACATTTAGATATACTTTTATCTAAAAAAATTATAAAATTAGAAAATGATTTTATAATAATTGAATTTCTTAACGAGCAACTTGGAACTATTACTGAAACCTCGCAAAAACGAAAAGAAGCTGTATTACTAAGATGGTCAAAAGTAAAACAAAACGATACAAGTGTATCAAAAATCAATACAAGTGTATTACAAAACGATACAGATAAGATAAGAGAAGATAAGATAAGAATAGATAATATAAATAATAATATAGATAGTCGCAAATTGTCATTTGCGCACTCACTCAAAAAGTATTTAGATATTTATTCAAAAGAAACTATTAGAGATTTTTACGAGTATTGGGCAGAACCAAATAAATCAAATACAAAGTTTAGACAAGAATTACAAAAAACTTGGGATACTGAAAGACGATTAAAAACTTGGAATAAAAATAATTTTAACAATAAAACACAAAATAATGAACAACTTAATAACATTACCACAGCAATCCGAGATAAAAATCCGAGAATATAATTTAAAATGTTCTTTGGCAGTTGCTTTTGAACGAACTAATACACCTCCTTTTAATTTAGATAAATTAGTTAGTGACGTTTTGACTGAATTTCCAAAAGTAACCAACAATGAAATAACAGCAGCTTTGCGAAGTGGATCTTTAGGAAAATATGGAAGGACTTTTAAATTATCAACCCAAGAAATTTGTTATTGGATTAGAGAATATTTAAAAAGTAAAAATAAAAAACAAAGTTTACTTTGAGCTGGTTGTCAGATAATGCAGTAAAAAGGATTTTTAACGCATTTAAACGATCTAAAGACAAAATATATAAGGAAGATATAGAAGCGTTAAAATTATTAAATGACGAGCTTATAAATAGCCAAAAGCAATATGTTAACGATAATATTCTATATGCAAAATTACTATCTGTTATTTTAATGCAAGAAGTTAGATATTTTAATGATATGAAAATGGCAATTAAAAACGTAAATGGAATTTTTCTTTTACCTTTAGAAAATCATATTGAAAATTTAAGGAACGAATTAAATAGAAATGATTTTAATTTATATATTGAATCAATTGGAATAGATTTAAATTCAAATAAAAATGAAGATAAAATTTTAGAAAATAATCAAAAAGAAATAATCGAAAAATTAAATAAATTTTGGAATTATGAAAAAGTTGAAAAGTCATTTTATAATACTGCTAATGATTTTTTAAAGGATTTTAATAATTATAAATAATAAGCTATGGATTTAAATTTTGAAGAGTTACAAAGTGCGCCAGAAATATTGGATTATGATAGTTTATTAAATGATTGTAGCGTTGATTTATCCGAAGAGATGCCGAAACCAGATATATTATTGTCTATTGGAATGCATCAATACAAAGGGCAAAATTACCCAACTCCATTAATGACTGCAGGAGAGTTTAGTGCAATTATTGCAGTATCAAAAGCAAAAAAATCATTTATTAAAAGTGCGTTTTTAGCGTGTTATATTGGAGGAGAATCAAGTTTATTATTTCCAAATATAAAAAGTCATCGTGATGAAGATTTTACAATATTGGATTTTGATACTGAACAAGGAAAATATTATGCACAAAGAACATTTAGACGAGTTTTAGATATTGTAAATAGTCAATATGATAATTATAAATGTTATGTTACTCGTCATAGATCATCATTAGAAAGATTAATGTTAATTGATTACTGTCTTAAAAATCAAGATAGATTATACAATAAACCAGTTAAATTAGTTTCAATTGATGGAATTGCTGATTTAGTAGAAAATACAAATGACATTGTAATGAGTAAAGAAGCAAGCGATTATATTATGAAATGGACTTATCAATATAATATTCACATTACAACTGTAATTCATAAATCAGGATTAACTGGTAAACCTTTAGGGCATTTAGGAACTTATGTTTTAAAGAAAGCCGAAAACGTTATTGAATTAGAAGTAAATGAGGATAAAAGTATTTCAGTTAATAATCCTTATTCTCGTGGAATATCTTTTGATGTGTTTAATTTTGACGTTAATAAAGATAGTTTGCCTTATTTAGTAAATGACGAATTTTAAATATTATGAATTATAAACTACAAATTAAACCATTAAGTATTAATGAAGCATTTAAAGGTCGCAAATTTAGAACTGATAAATACGATTATTTTATTAAAAATTGTTTATTACAGTTGCCAAAAACTATATTAATTCAAGATAAAACAAATATTAAGTTAGCGATTGAGTTTGGTTTTAGTAGTAAGGCAAGTGATATTGATAATTGTTGCAAAACTTTTATTGATTGCTTGGTAAAAAAATATAAAGTTGATGATCGTTTTATTTATGAAATGCACGTTTTTAAAAGCATTGTAAAAAAAGGAGAGGAATATATAAAATTTAAAATATATTAACTATCTTTGTTATTCATAATTAAATAATTTTTACCGCTTGTTGTCGCATTTGTGAGCAAGCGGTTTTTTTGAATAATCAATATTTATTTCAAGATGGAAGAAAAAACTCATGGAGGAGCTAGAAAAGGCGCAGGAGCAAAAAGAAAAGCAGATATTGAAAAAGCAAATGAAGTGTTTTTATCTATGATTAAATCAGTTCATGATGTTGAAACAGACGATGAAGCAAAACAAGAACTAGCTAAAACACTTTATTCTTTTGAACGAGGTCAAATGTTTATTGCGGAGCATATATTTGGAAAACCAAAAGAAACCATAGAAAATATAAATATAGATGCCGGGAAACTTACAGATGAAGAAATAAAAAAGATAAATGATAACCTCGAACAATCTTACTAATGAGCAAAAAGTTCTTAAAGTAAAATGTGAGAATGATTTATTATTTTTCACAAGATATATATACAAAGAAAATCATAGGCGTAATTTTATTATTGCGCCTCATTTTGTTATTATAGCTAATGCATTAATGGATGTAGTCAATGGAAAAACAAAAAGATTAATTATAAATATACCTCCAAGATATGGCAAGACAGAATTAGCAGTAAAATGTTTTATTGCATGGTGTTTAGCTAATAATTCATCTTCAAAATTTATTCATTTAAGTTATTCTGACGATTTGGCTTTGGATAATTCAAGTCAAACAAAAGAATACATAGAAAGTGAATCATTTCGTGCATTATGGAATATGGATTTAAAAAAGGACGCTCAAGGAAAAAAGAAGTGGTTTAATAAAGATGGAGGAGGTGTATATGCTACGGCTTCGGGTGGTGCTATAACAGGATTTGGAGCTGGAGTTGCTGAAAGTGCAACTTTTGCTGGAGCTATTATAATTGATGATCCATTAAAGCCTGATGATGCACAAAGTGATACTAAAAGGCAATCCGTTAATGAAAGATACAATAGTACAATTAGATCTAGGGTAAATGATAGAGAAACTCCTATTATAGTAATCATGCAAAGATTACATGAAGATGATTTAAGTGGATTTCTTTTAGCTGGTGGATCAGGTGAACAATGGACACATTTATGTTTACCAGCATTAAATGAAGCAAATGAACCATTATGGATTGATAAGCATAATTTTAATGAATTAGAACAAATTAGACAAGCAAATAGATATAATTTTGCAGGTCAATATATGCAACAACCTTCTCCAGAAGAGGGTGGTGAATGGAGAAAAGAATGGTTTACAATAATGGATAAAAATGAAATTCCTTTACAATCTTTAAAATGGGAATTATTTATCGATGGTGCATATACAAAAGACACAAAGAATGATCCAAGTGGTTTCCAAATTGGAGCAAAGTGGGAAAATAATTATGTTATATTAAGCAGCATAGATAAGTATTTAGAGATGCCAGAATTAATAAAATTTATTCCTAATCATATTAATGCAAGTGATGTTCCAATATCTATGACTTTAGTCGAGCCAAAAGCATCAGGAAAATCAATAGTACAAATTATAAGACAAGAAACAAAATTAAATGTTTCAGAAATAAAGACTAAATTTGTAAATAGTTCCAAGATTGAAAATGCTAGAGCTTGTTCTAGTTATATTGAAGCAGGTAGAGTTATATTAGTAAAAGGTGCTTGGAATGAACATTTTTTACATCAGGTTGCTATATTTCCCAACGGAAAACATGATGAACATATTGATATTACGTGTTATGGAATAGAGAGAAATTTATTAACTAACGGATTTTTTACATTTTAATTACTATATTTACATAAAATTTTAGATACAATGGCAGTAAATAGATTTCGTTTAGCATTGGATATTTTATTAAATCCAAATAAAAACTACTTTAATGAGGCGTTATATAAATCTGTAGGAGGTTTAACAACTACATATAACCAAACACTTGAAACATTATTAATTAAGGGATACGGAGAGAATCCAGATGTTAACGCAATAGTTAATCAAATGGCTTCAAAAACTACATCAATACCATATATCATTAAGCCTATTAATGATGATGATAGTTATAAAAAA